AACCTATCCCCCAGCGCCGCCGCGAGGCTGTGCCAGGGTGTACCAAGTGCGTGGAGTGTGCGGAATGATTAAATCAATCGTAACGTGGGTCCTGTTCGCGATGGTGTTTACCGCCATGGCAGTCAAGTCGGAAGTGGTACCCGTCGCGGCACTGCTTGCAACAGCCGTAACGGTAGCGGCCGATTTTATCACCGCGGTAATTGAAGGGTATCGTAATGCTTAACCGTTACCTTATCGGTGCGGGTGTAGCGCTGGCGGCGTTGGGTGGGGCGTGGTTGCACGGTCACCACGTCGCCAGCGTGAGCGCTGAACGGGATTACTTGGAGCGTGTTGCAGCGTGGCAGACCAGCGTGGGGAAACTCGCCCGGGGGCTCAGTGAGCGTGACGCGCAGCTTCGCATTGAACAACAACGCACCGCACAGGTGCAAACCGTCGAGGTGATAAAATATGTCACGAAATATAGGGACAGGGTTGTGCGGGATCCTGTTATTGTCGAGTGTATCGATAATAGCGGGTTGCTCGACATCATTAACGCCGCCATGCCAACCGTCGCCGCTGACACAGCCGCCGGCAGACCTGATGGTCACACCGCCACTGATGCCCCGGTACGAGGGAGCGGAGACGGCTGACACGGTCGCAACTGAACAAGGGCGCATTGCCACGGATACCCGTGACAGACTGATACGACTGCAAGAATGGGTGAGGGGGATGTATGACTATTCGAACAAAAAGACCTCGAAAACTGGACAGTGAATGGAGATACGTTGGGTCGGCAGTATTTGAAAATAACATTGGCGACCGTGTTCACGTAGGTGGTAGGTTGGTCAAAATGAATGGGTGTCAGCCGTTTGAAGCGTCGGACAGTGTATTCAAACAGTGCGTTAGAATCATGGGTACCGTTAAACGAGGGTTGATGTTATACAGTGAATATTATCGCGAGGTACATTATGACAGCACAACACCGTAATGCACGGCGCTACGGCGACCAGATGCAATGCTCGCACTGTGGTAAGGCGTGGGACGTTAACGATCCGGAGCCGCCACGGTGTGAAGCGTATGACCGTTCTGGCGGTCTGGTGGGGATACAGAAACAAATGAAGCGACATTGGAGAAGGAGAAGCAGACGATGACTAAGCGTATCAGACGTAACGCACCAGACGGGGCGCACTGTTACAGTACCGGATCGGGTCGTTACCTGCGAGTTGGTGATGATGGGTCGGTGAGTTACTGGCGCGACGGATACTGGGTACTGGCTTCAGGGCTCACCGAATACGATTTATCGATTGCAGACGGTATGATCTGGTTCGACGGGCGCGGGTATCGATTTTTATGGGTCACTGTGTTCGTACTGGTGCTGGGCGTGGCGTGCATGGTGTTGTTATGATGAACGAGTGGTACAAGCGTAAAGCGTCCGAAGCAGAAGCGAAAGCCAAGGCAGCGGCCGAAACGGGTGATTATGATGAATACACCCTATGGAATCGCGAATTAGAAAATTACCGACGAATGGTTGGTGAATGATGTGAAGTAGCCCGGCATTGACCGGGCTTTGTTTTACCCCTTCAAACACTCGATACAGTTACCAGTGCTGATATAGCGCCAACCAGTGTGACCTTTGCGGCAGGGTCGACCAGTGCGGTACACTTTAAGTCCACACATCTCCGCCTCATCCTTACTCAGCACCATATCAGGGTTTTCCCGCATGAACACCTGGTCGGACGTCTCATTGCGTTCAGCAGCGGTGCGGCGGTCAGTAGGGAAACACGACGAACACTTCCCATCGCTGACACGCTTCTCCGCTATCTCCCCGCAATGCTTGCAGGGTTTCTCCGGTATGTACCACGTCAAACCGGCACGCATGGCCACCTGGCGAGCGCTGGGGCGTCGTTTCTCAATGTCACAGTGGTAGCAGTCGCCCAGGCGCTTAACGCCGAAATGCGGACCCTTCTTGCACGGTTGCCCTGTCACCTGATAAGCGTTGTCGCCGCGGATCTCGTCGGACAGCTCGTGCATTTCTTGCATTGTGTCGGCGTCGACCGTGAACACCATGGACGGGGTCACTTTGAACCGTCCTTCACCGGTGTCTGGGTCGATGTTAAACAGGTCGGTGCGTTCGTCGTGGAGCATTTTAAAACTCATTGCGGTGAATCTGCCGCAGTTGAAACAGCTTTTTGTTGACGTGTATCGAAGGGTCATTCCGCAGACTGAACACTTCTCACCGCCGTCGTACAACTTTGAACGTTTCTCGACGCCGTGTTCATAACACGTTGGATACTTTGACGGTCTTCCGTCTGGAAAATAAAACATAATTAACGACCCCTTATGATGATACATAATTGCGGTGTTATTATATCATTATGAAAATGAAACCCACAATACCAGGTTGCGGGGGGTAGCGCGGGGGTGTAATGTAAACTATTGAATTGAAAGACGTTACCCGAAAAGTGGGGTTAAACCTAATTTCTGACAGTTTCCTATATGGTAATTACATATATTATATATATTACATTATGTATATCATACTATATATACGATCTCTTTTTATTTACTATACAATATTCTATAAGTAAGGGGTATTGAGGTAAAAGAGTGTAAAAGAGGTATAAATCAATAACTTATGTTACACCAATTGATCGAGGTTTCACGGTGTGGTGTGGGGTAAGTAGCGACACGGGACGATCTGTGGCATTATGGGCAACATGTGTGGTAATAGGGTCCGAGCAATGGAAGTCACAATCGGTCAGCGCACTGTGACATTAACCGACGAACAGTTACAGGCGTATGATAAACTTACGAGATTACAACAACTTACAGCGCTTGGTGTATTGTCCGGAATGGGGCAAACCGAGGCGTATGTGGCGGCTGGTGGGAAGGCGAAAAGCGACGATTCGAAACGTGCCAGCGTGTCAGAAATCTTGGGGAATCCTAACGTAGTCCGTTTCGTCGACCTGATGAAGACCGATCCGGCCGAAGATATCGCCGCCGCCGTGATGTCTCGCGACGAAATGCTCACGGACTTGACCGACATCGCCAGGGCGACGATTTACGATGTTGCGGAATTTACCGAGACGCCTGTCGTCGATTTGGCGACCGCGACGCAGATGGGCCAGTCGGTCATCCGCGTCAAGTCCATTGACGAGATTGACCCGCGTCATCGCAAACTCATCAAGTCAGTGAAGCAGACCAAGTACGGTATAGAAATCATACTTCACGATGCGATGGCGGCACGCAAGCAAATCGCCGACCTGTGTGGATACGATGCGCCGAAGAAACAGGAACTCACCGGTCCGAACGGTCAACCGATCCAAATCCAGGAGATCCCCGACGAGGAAATCGAACAGCGTTTGCGTGACCTCGGTCTGGGCAGGTACCACAACCAGCTGAGTGCAAAACGTGTCTAACGTCGCCCTGTACAACGCGGTGCGTCGGCAGCAGACTGAGCGGGCTCGTTACAGCATGATGGACTTCACCCTGTTCACGAAACAGGATTACGAAACAGGATGGTTCAACGAATTGATTTGTGCTGAGCTGGATCAATTCCTGCTCGACGTCGAAGCGGGCAAAGCGCCCAGGCTGATGATATTCGCCCCGCCCCGTTCCGGTAAGTCTGAACTCGCTTCCCGACGTTTTCCTGCGTACGCCATGGGACGTTTTCCACGATGGAACGTCATATCCACGTCGTACAGCGCCGACCTTGCCAACCGAATGTCACGGGACACTCAGCGTATCATCGATGACCCGAATTACTCAGATGTGTTCACGGGGGTGCACCTCAACGGATCGAACATTCGCACCAAAGCGGGGGGCGCTATCCGTACCGCTGAACTATGGGAAACTATCGGTCCGGACGGTTCACTTACTGGCGGTTCATATCGTGCGGCTGGCGTCGGCGGTGGTATCACGGGTCAAGGGATGAACATAGGTATCATCGATGACCCGGCGAAAGACTACAAACAAGCATCATCGAAAGCGTACCAGGAAGCGGTCATCGACTGGTACGATACGACGTTTTACACTCGTCGGGATCCGAAGGTGAACGGGATAATCATCATCCTGACCCGCTGGCACAAAAACGACCTTGCCGGTCAGTTGCTGGCGCGTGCCGAGGAAGGCGGCGAACAGTGGCGCGTGGTGTCGTTTCCGATGGAGTGGGACCAAGACCATCCTGAGTATCACGAACTTAACGGTGAGCGTTACAAGCTGCGTGAGAAGGGTGACATCCTATTTCCCGAACGGATGCCGCGCGACTTCGTCGAACAGTGTAAAACATCCGGTTCACTCACCTGGAACGCACTGTACCAGCAGCGACCAACGGCGAAAGGCGGTTCGCTCATCAAATCGGATTGGTTTGGTGAGTACCAAGTTTTACCGCCGATTAAATTTTCTTACGTCATCGGTGACACCGCCCAGAAACTCAAAGAGCGCAACGACTTTTCCGTGTTTGAGCACTGGGGGCTCGGCGAGGACGGTTATCTGTACTTGATTGACCTGGTGCGGGGCAAGTGGGACGCCGACGAGCTCAAGCGGCGATGTGTGGCGTTCTGGGTCAAAGCGCGATTGAATCAGGGTGCCTCGTGTCGCAAGTTGCTGGTGGAGGACAAATCGAGCGGCACGGGTCTGATACAGCAAATCCGCAAATCCACTGTGCCGCTCATCCCGGTAATGGCTATACAGCGTAACACGGACAAACTGACCCGCTTCATGGACGTACAGGGTTACATCGAATCGGGATACTTGCGATTACCTGCCGAAGCACCATGGCTTAATGATTTTCTGGCTGAATGCGAATCGCTCCAAAGCGACTTCAAGACCCACGACGACCAAATCGACCCGATGATTGACGCTATCGATAAGATGCTCGACCGCAAGCGCGCCAGCTTGAAGGAGTGGACGTAAGTGCGTATCATGTTGGTATTATAACATCGCGAGAATGAACCGATGTCGCTGGCTGAGATTAAGACCGGTATGACCGCGCAGATCAAAGACGCTGCACCGGACGACGACAAAGTCGCCAAGGTGATGCGAGAATTTGAAGCCGGTACGCTCCGCAGCATTTCCGGTGAACTGGTAACATCGCGCAAGCAAGCGATGGCAATTGCACTGAGTGAGGAGCGAGGATAATGGCTAACGTTAGCATTAAAGTCTGTGTCGCGTGGTGGGTACCTGTATATATCAACACGATGAAATTTTTTTGCGTCCTGATGCAGTGCGAGCCGGACTATGACAAAGTTCAAAAAACCGTTATGCGCGGTATTACGACCAAGGTGATGAAATGACTAAACCCCGGACGCGAGTACATGCACCGTTGCAACTGGACGGCTTGTCCAACGTTATGACCGGACTCGGTACCGCCAAGTCGAAGCGCTCACACAATGTGTGGAATTATGCGTTGTTGAACGATTACGCATCGCTCGAAGCGTCGTATACCTCCAACTGGATCGCCCGTAAAATATGCGATATTCCCGCCGAAGACATGACGCGCGAATGGCGTCGTATCAAATGCCAGGATGCCGAAGCGATTGCAGCGACTGAGCAGCGTTTCATGTTGCAAGCGTTGACACAGGAAGCGATAACATGGGCCAGACTGTACGGTGGTGCGGGTATTCTCATCGTCACCGACCAAGACCTGACCAAGCCGCTCAACATGAACGCCGTCAAACGTGGTTCATTACAGCGCTTGCTCACATTCGACCGATTCGACCTGTCCGCCACGTACATCAACACATGGGACGTACTGAGCCCGAATTACCTAATGCCAGAGTTTTACACCCTGCGCGGTGGTTCGCAGCAAATCCACTGGACGCACGTCGCCCGGTTCACTGGTGAGCGTCTGCCTAAGCGTATCAGTGCGCAAACCCAAGGCTGGGGTGATTCGGTACTTCGCAAGTGTATCGAAGACATTACCGATATGGTCGCGGCCAAAAACGGTATTGCCGAGCTGATGCAGGAAGCGAACATCGACGTTATCAAACGTGAAGGGTTGTCCGATGAACTGGCCACCGACCAGGACGACGCCATCATCAAGCGGTATGAGATGTTCAGTCTGATGAAGTCCGCTATTCAAATGGCACTGCTGGACGGCGATGAAACGATGGACCGTCAGACACTCAACCTGTCCGGCGTGGCACCCATCATCGAGCAATTCATCACGTGGATCAGCGGTGCGGCCGACATCCCCGTGACGCGCATGTTTGGCACCAGCGCCAAGGGTCTGAACGCCACGGGTGAGGGTGACGACCGGAACTACAACAATTCGATACGTGCCGGACAGCAATCGTACCTCGCCGAGCCGCTGCGACTCATTGATGAAGTGTTGGTTCGCTCCACGCTGGGGAACATGCCGGACGATTACGATTATGTTTGGAACCCGCTGAGCATTCCGAACGCGTTGGAAATCGCCCAGGCCCGTAAACTGGATTGTGATCGCGACCTTGCGTATCTTGAAGGTGGGGTTGTCCAACTGTCACAGGTTCAGCGTGAGTTGCAAGCCGCCGAGGTCTACCAGTTCGACGACGATACAATCGAGAAGCAGGAAGAAATGGACGCGGCGAACCAGTTTGATGAGATACCGCCGGTTGATGAGAACGAATTGAAGGTTGAAGCGTGACCAGCCAGGAACTACTGCAACAGCAACTGAGCGCACCGAAGCGCCGCAAGCCGAAAGGTGTTAAACCCTCGGCGAAGGTGCAGCGGGAGTATAATGCTGCGTTGCGTCAGTTGGTGATTGAAGTGTCGAAGGACATTAACACTCACATCATGCCGGTCGTCCGCTCCATGGCGCCCGACTACGTGGGTGACTCCGTACCGACTGCCGACAGTTGGGTCGATGTGCTGGTCGCTACAATCCGCAACGTGACCGCTCGCTGGTCGTCCCCAGCGTTCCAGAGCGTTGCGCGACGTATCGCCGAACGGTTCGTTACTGAATCGGCTACGATTAACTCCGCTCGCAATCGTGCCGACCTGGGTATTGATGTTTTTGTCGACAATCAGGAGTTGCTCGATTATGTGAGCGCCAGTATCTACGACAACACCCGTTTAATCACGTCCATCCCTGAGCAGTACCTGAAAAATGTTGAGTCAATCGTTATGACCAACGTCCGGGCAGGTATGCGTCCGAGCGCTATGGAAAAATTGCTGGTGGACCAATTCGGCGTAACTGAGCGCCGAGCCAAGATGATTGCCCGCGACCAGACCGCTAAACTCAACGGCGACTTGAATCGGATCCGTCAGCAGTCGGCCGGGTTTCCGTATTTCGAGTGGGACGACTCAGACGATGAACGCGTTCGGAAACGTCACGATGAGATAGCGAACAAGATCACAGCATATGGCCCGGGTGTGTATCGTTGGGACAATCCGCCGCTCAGTGACCGGGGCACTCCGATAATTCCTGGTTCCGATTTTTCGTGTCGATGTATCGCCCGTGGCGTGTCACAAGCGGAAGTGGACCGGAACGTGGCGCAGGGTCGCACCCGTCCCGGTGTGTTGCGTTAACGGATGAGCGGGCGATGTGTCAAAGCGTGGTCATATTCCGACACTGGGGTATGGTTATCGCCCCACCCATGGTCGTCCACTCGTGAACCGCACATACAGTAATCGTCGTCGGCTAGCGATAGCCACTGCTTAAAACTATACATTTTAACAGCGTAAACGCCGAAGCAGATTAATATACCTACCCAGCATAACGTCCACACTACTATCAGTACGAGTATGAACGGACTTACATTCTCCATCACTTCACCCCGCTCGGTTCGTACGACTGGATAAACCGCGATTTTTGTTCCTGTAACAATTTCCCGTCGTCAGTATGACGATACGTTACAAGATACCCGCGCGGTTTCTCGCGAAGACGCAATCTACCACCTGGTGGACGCTGAAACGTCGGTTCAACCGCTTCAATGATACACACTCGGCCAGTTCTACGGTGTTGATATTGTTCACCTGGTTTCATTTCGAACCCTCCCATTTTTCGCGGGTGTATACGTTACATTCAAATCTACCTACGTCCCTCAGTTTTCTAGCGAACCACAGCTCATCTAATGTTGGTTTCTCTGTTGGCCAAATATCGTATTCACTATTATCGGTGAATCGTATTTCCCCGTCGTAGTCTAAAAACACGCCCTCAACATCATCACTTGGCCACTCCGCAACGTGTCGACGGATAAATTCAAGCGTTGGGTCGACTGGTTGCACCGCTCCGACCTCATTGACGGTTTTACCGATCTTGCGAGCGTAATGAATCTCGACAGTCGCACCCGCCGACTCTTGCCATCCCGTCAGTGCGTGCAACTCGTCACAGGCGCGCACCATAGCGAGACAAATGTCCATGTACTCCGACTGCTCCAGACCGTCCGGGAGCGTTGCGGGGTTGAGCACAGTGTGACCCTGGGTGACCAACTTCGCGGCGTACTCGTTGAAAGCGGGTCGGTTATAGTCAGGGATGCCGGTCATTGGTCCGGCGATGTAAATTTTAGTCATCGTTCTACATCCTTACGGGCATGATACCCGCTACAAAAGTGAAATTGTCGTTACCGCCCTCGAACAATACCGGATCATTCGCCCCACGCGGGCGCATCCTGGCGCATGGGTATTTCTGACCTTTCAGCAGGATACCAACGGCCTTCATCAATCGTTCCATCAAATTCACGTTGACACCGACTTCCGGATCTTGCTTCGGTTCGTCGTAAATACGTAATGCTCGTTCCAAGTCTGGAAAACGTCCGTCAACCGGCGTGAAACCAAATGTTTCGATCGTGTTGTCGGTCACACTGTTAATCGGCTTGAACACCTTCAGGGCGTTTTCAACGTTTTTACGATCAATCAGGATGTTTTCCGCTGCGATGTCGAATCCTGGGACGTTGTGACATGTGACAATCAACCCCATGTGACCATCGGACGCTTCGATCACTAATTTACCGTCATGGTTTTTGCGGATGTGTACCGCGTTCATATAAAACCGGATATCTTTTTTAGCGGCTACCGTAACGCACGCTTTGAGAATGTTGTGGATCATTGTTGTTTCGTCTCCGTTTATGTTGACAACATCGTCAATTTATACCGTTTGCAACACCCTGTCAAGTCAAGTTATACTGTCCGCAATACGACGCACCTTTACGGCTTTGGAGACAATGCCACAAATCACAGTATGCGACCGTGCATCATTCGCGGTCAGTCAGTCGAAAAGGATTTACACCGACGAGGGATTTCTCCGTGTCCCTGGTCGGGTGGCCCGTACCGGTACGCAAGAGTATCTGGCGCGCGAGCTGGGACTGACTGACCGCGCCCCCAACGACATCATCAAGGTGTATCGCCCTGAGGAATCCGTGTTCGACGCGGACAGCCTCGCCAGCTACGACGGCGCCGATGTGACCATCGAACACCCGAGCGGACTGGTTAACGCCGAAACTTATAAACATGTTAGCGTTGGCACTGTTCGCGGTGCTGGCACTCGCGACGGCGACTTCGTAATCGCTGAGCTCATCATCAAAGACGCCGCAGGCGTTAAGGCTGTCGAGTCGGGCAAGGTGCAATTGAGCGCCGGTTATACCGCGATTTATGACGAAGCGCCCGAGGGCTCACCCTACGATTTTATTCAACGTGATATTAAAATTAACCACGTGGCCCTGGTCGATACGGCTCGGGCTGGTGCGCAGGCAAGACTTTTTGACCACAACCCAGGAGTGCATAACATGCCAGTCATGATCACACTCGATAGCGGACGCCAAATCGACGCGGCTGATCCGGCTAATGCCACTCTGGTGGCTGAAACTATCGACAAACTACGGACGTCGCTGGACGCCTCGATGAAAGAGGAAGAAAAGCAACGCGCCAAAGCGTCGGAAGCAGAGGAAAAAGCCGACATGGCCGAAGCCAAAGCTGACGCGACCGAGGAAGAGCTCGAAAAGGAACGTGCCAAGACCACAGACGCCGCCATTGCTGAACGCATCAAGGCGATTACTGTGGTGATGGATGGTGCCCGCAAACTGGCCGGTGACAAATTCACCTGTGACAGCTGCGACCCGGTTACTATCATGCGTGCAGCGTTGACTGTCGCCAAAGACGGTATCGACTGGGACGACAAGACTCCCGCCTACGTGCAGGGTCGTTTTGATGCCGCCGTTGAAGCAATGGACGCCGCACCCGCTGCGAACGCTGAGCAACTGGCTCGCCTTGCCGCCGATGCCGCCACAGTGGTGACGAAGCAGCAGGAAGCGCCCGCGATGAGTTCATACGATTCGTTCAAACAATCCCAGGCCGACGCCTGGAAACCGAAGGAGGCTTAACCATGGCCGTATTAGGTGGAAACGCAATTGACCATGGCTTGGCTTATGCCGGTATGGTCGCCGACCGTCAACTGGTCAACAAGGTGTCAAAACTGAACAAGACTGGCGCGTCTATCGCCTACGGTCTTGGTCTGGTGTCCGATGGTGAAGGAGCTGCCAAGCTGCCCACCGATGCAAGCACTGCTGCCGAGTTCGTGGGCGTACTGATGTACGAACTGAACCGTGCCCGCCAGGATGGTGAATCAGGTGCACCGGACAATTACGACATGACACTGCTTACTGTCGGTCCAATCTGGGTCGAAGTGCTGGACACTGTCGCCAAAGACGATCCTGTGTATCTGCGTGTTGGCGCGACCGGTACCGGTAAATTCTCGGGTATCGTGGGCACCGGTGTGACACTGGGTGTACTCATTCCGAATGCCAAGTTCCTGACCGGCGGTGACGCTGGCGACTTGGTTAAAGTTTCATTCACTGTAGGGGGTTAATCATGCCGCAACCAACTAAATTGACCGTAGCCCTCGACGCAGCGATTGCCGAGCGTATCGGTTTGGACGCTGGCACTGTACTGTCGTTCCGTGACGGTCTGCCGACTGCCGACGACGGTCTGGCGTTCTACATTTCGCAACTGTCGCAGGTTGAAGCGCGTATCTACGAGGCGAAATATACCGCCATTAACTTCGCGGAGATGATCCCCGAAGCGACCGGCATCGCTGAGTGGCAAGATTCCTGGGATTACATTTCGTACGATGCCGTAACGCTCGGTAAGTTCGTCGGCTCCAGCGCCGACGACCTGCCCAACGTGGCACTGAGCGCTAACAAATCAAGCGTGCCCATCGGTTACGCCGGTAACAGCTACGACTACTCGCTCGACGAGCTGCGTAAGTCGCAACAGCTGCGCATCCCTATTGATACCACCAAGGCCCGAGCCGCGTTCCGTGGTTCACAGGAACATACCCAGCGCGTGGCGTACTTCGGTGACGCCGATCGCGGTATGACTGGTCTGTTCAACAATCCCAACGTCGCGCTTGATAACTCAACTGTGGATTGGAACACCGCCACAGGTGAAGAAATCGTCGCGGATATGAACAGTCTGTTGGTCAAGGTGTGGACTGACTCAGCCAACGTTCACCTGCCGAACGCCATT